TTTGTAGGGGTATAGCTCAACTGGTAGAGTAGTGGTCTCCAAAACCATTGGTTGAGGGTTCGATTCCTTCTGCCCCTGCCAGAAAAAACGGAATGAAGGTCCGCCTTCATTCCCACATGACTCGGTAGCTCAGCTGGATAGAGTGACTGACTACGAATCAGTAGGTCTAGGGTTCGAATCCCTACCGGGTCACCAAACGTTCGCAACGCGAACACTCGGAATTTCCCGTCATCATTTTGGTGACGGGATTTTCTAGTATAGGGGTAGCGGTGTAATTATATTGAATTTCTACTTTATCGGGGTAGACGATGACACGACGGATAAAAGTTTGGAACATGTCCAGGCGGTATTTGTCGTGTTCTTTTTTTTGGAGGAGAAGATTCTTTAAGAAAAATTCGACGGCGATTTCATCAATCTTTACCGGGGTGGAGGAGAGTTTTATTTTTTCCATCTTTATGTCCAGGTCGGCGATTTCTTTTTCATATTGGGAGATGTTGGCTGCCAGCGTTGTGGAGATGATACCGGCTTCGACGGCTTTGATGGAGTTGTTTAGTTTTTTCTGAATGATCTTTTTATCCTCTTTGATGCGGTCCAGTTCCATGGAAGCTGGGTCTTTTTGTTGTACGGCGACGGCTTGTTTTGCAATCATATGGACGGCTTCCGGGTTCATGAGTATGTTTATCGTCGTTTGTAATACTAGATCTTCCAGTTTTTCCCGGCTTATGTTACGGTTGGTGCATTTTACATTAAGCTTTTTGCCGCGGTTATGGTAATTGTTTTTGGTGGAGCAGCGATAATAGTGATAGAGGGCGCCGCTTTTGGAGTGGCCGCTTTGGCCGGTCATGGGAGCGCCACATACGCCGCAATAAATCATTCCCGTGAGCGCGTAGTTTGCACTGCGGCGTTTAGCGCGGGGATGGGCCTTGATGTGATGGATTTTCTCTTGTGCCAGGGCAAATTGTTTTTGTGTGATGATGGCGGGGGCATAGTCGGCGACTTCGATAGTTCCCCACCGATATAAGCCGGTATAGATGGGATTGGTTAAGATTCGGTTCAAGCTATTGTAGCGGAACTTCGATTTGCGGGATGTGACGTAGTTATGTTCATTCAGGTATCTAATGATGTCCATGATACGATATCCGGAAAGCCATTTTTCATAGATGATTTTCACGGCTTCCGCGCCGGACGGGTCAATTTGCAGTGTTTTGTCAGGGGCCAGGCTATATCCCAGGGGAACATAGCCGCCGGTCCATTTATGTTCCAGGACATTTTCCGTCATGCCGCGTTTTACTTTTTGCGACAATTCAGCGCTGTAGTATTCTGCATATCCTTCGAGCATGGATTCAAGGATAATAGAACTCGGATCATCGCCGATTCGTTCTTTTGCCGACAAGACCCGGACGCCGTTTTTCTTCAGTTTGTGCTTATAGACGGCGGAATCGTACCGGCTGCGGCTAAACCGGTCCAGCTGGTATACTACCACATACTGAAAAAGCCCTTTTGAGCTGTCTGCAATCATGCGCAAGAAGTCGGGGCGGTTATCAGACCGAGCCGATAAGGCGCGGTCTATATATGTACCGATGATTTCTAAATTCTGACTTTTAGCGAATTGGGTACATTCTCTAATTTGCCCTTCAATGGATTCTTCGCGTTGTTTGTCTGACGAAAAGCGGGCATAGATAACTGCTTTGCATTTTTCGTTTACATTATCAGATTTTTTGTTTTTTGGCATAAAAAAATCAGTCCTTCCCTATATAAGAGACTGATTTATGGTATAATAATAGAGTAAATCAGCCTCGCACAGTAGATTTACAAATTGCCGATACGGTACGCCAATACCGACGGCGCGTCCCGTGTACCTGTTCCAGCAGGGCACGGGACTTTTTTAGTTGTTGCGTAATTTGCAACAACCACTATTGCATGTACTTTTACTATTTTATCTTGTGAATTTATTTAATAGAATCTTCAATTAAATCGTAAAACGTGGATTCACTCAATATTTTCAAGTCTTGACCATCTAATATCAATTTTTCTGCTTTTTTCATTTTTGTACTTTTACCATCTTTGACAAGAGGAATATCATCAAGGCCACCGATAATAAGAAAATTAGTTTTTTTGGTAACACTATTGTCACAACAACCGCCGATGTTACAAACGATTTGTGCAGCATCCTTCCGGACAAATCGCTGTAGTTTTCCCGTGAATACACAATGTTTTCCATACAGCGGATTAGACGGGTCGTTTAACGTTACGTCACCAGTAAGCGACGTCAAATCAAACCTCTTGGGATGTAGATAACGTTCTAGATCAACATTGTTTTCTTGAATGTAGTCTAAGAGTTTGGAAAGAACAGTATGAGTGATTTGACAATCATTCAAGGCTCTATGCTGAACCCCGTCAATGGAGAAGTATTCTTTTAAATCTTTTAATCGATGATGTGGTAAATCAGGCAAGGCGATGCGAGATAAACGCATAGTATCCAGGTAGTCATTTTTAAATTCACAGCCTAAACACTTTAAAAAATTATCATACAGGAAATTGATATCGAAATTAACATTGTGGCCAACAATAACAGAATCTCCTAAGTAATCGTACAATTCATTTGCGATATCTTTAAATTTAGGAGCAGTGACCAGCATGTCATCAGTAATTCCCGTTAATTTAGTAATAAAGTCATCTACATAATGAATGGAATCATCTCCATAAGGGGTAGGTTGTACATACGAGTGGAATGAATCTATTTTTTCAGAACCAGAATAACGAATACAGGCTACTTCGATAATTTCATCAAAATGGGGATTGTAGCCAGTAGTTTCTAGATCCAATACAATATAGTTATCAGGCAAAGATAATAGAGAAATACCTTTATGGCGGATATACTTTTTCGATTCTTCAAGTTTTTCAGATTCTTTAGGTTCTTTAGGGGATGAGGTCAGTGAAATCACTACCTTATCTTTTTTTTTGAATATATTAAACACATTATCACCTCATTTATTTTTTAAAATCAACAACAATTAGATTGCCTCGTCGCTCTTAACCTTAGATTTATATTTAGCGGCTTTTAACATTCCTTTAATTTCGCCACGAATCTCGGCTCGATCTTCAGCATCCAAACTATGGTAAAGTTCAAGTAGTTTCCTGTCAGCATCGGAAATATTTTGATTATCATCCGTAGACTTGGAATTAATGATAAGGGATTGGTCTTTGTCCAATAAATTTAAATCAAGGCCAGTAACATCAGCGATTTTTTGTACCGTCTGAATAGTCGGAGAAAAAGGTTTATTAGTAGTTGGATTAATTCCTTTTTCAAGGATTGATATGTATGCTCGACTTAGTCCACACAAGTCGCCGAATGCCTGCATTGAGAGGCCGTGTTCTTTTCTGTATTGTCGTACCCACTCACCAATTTTCATCATTACATTTCCTGTTTTATTGTCAAGTACAGTATACAATAATAATGGTCAACTTTTTTTCAACTTCATAAAATTACCCTTCTTCATTTTTTATTATAGTCTTTTTGATTTTCGGCTACCAAAGCGACAGATTGGCAGCCGTCATCTTTTTTTATTAAGAATTCGAGGTAACTTTTAATTGCAGCTTTTTTGTGTTGTGGCAAACGGCGATACATGAGAATAACATGAATTTCATCGTCGGTGAAAGAATTAACAGCTGTGGAGGAACGATGGTTTGCTGATAACATATCTCTTGTGTCTTTATAAGGTGACTTACCTATTAGCCACATTGGGTTCACATCGAGAGAACGAGCAATAGCTTCAATAACGGGAATTTTTATTTTTGAAATCTCACCCTTTTCATATCGAGATATAGTAGAGGCGGCTACACCGACTCGAATAGCCAACTCTTTACCAGTTATGTTTTTATCGTTGCGAGCCTGAGCAATTCTTAACCCGATTTGTTTATTATCCATGGTATCCATATAAATTACCTCGCTCTTTTTGATTTCATTATACCACATTGATTTGCATAGAGCAAATAAAAGCCAATATTAAACAAAATAAATTTGCATAGCGCTATTGACAACTAACGAGATATAGATTAACATAAAATTAGAAATTGCACAGCGCAATTAAAGGAGGTGGAATTAAATGATTAATACAAGAAAAATAAAAGCGAGAATGGTAGAACTTGGATTAACACAAAGAGACTTAGCCAAGCCGGAAGTATTGAATTGTAGCTATCCTACAGTAAGTCAGAAATTGAATGGTCGTCGTCCGCTAACGCTACAAGAAGCAGAGGCGCTAGGGAAAGCACTAAAACTTACAGACACAGAATACTATTATTATTTTTTTGCCCATAAAATTGCGTAGCGCAATTAATATTAGGGATAAGGCGGGATGAAGAATGACAAAGCATGAAAAAGAACTGTTGAAATCTAGATTCCAGCAACGCTGGGGACAGGCCATCTGTATACAGCAGTGGGCGAATGAAGGCAAAAACGGCTGGACCAAAGAAGATGCAAAGGAAATTGCCAATATTGCCTATGGCTATGTGTACGTCATCGTGGATATCCTGGAAGTCATCATGAAGCTAAGCAAGGCGGCGGACATTGTCCGCGGCTGGGCCGATGAAGTAGAAGAAAAATTGGGATCATCGCTGGAATTATAAGGAAGTGCATAGCATGGACCAGGAAAAAGAAAAAGAGCCTCGCATGAACGAGGCTCAAAAAGAACTTCTGAGGCAATATCAAGAGTACTGTAAGGGAACGCTTAGCCAGGAAGAGAAGAAAAGGTTTGAAGAAATATACCGACTGCTATATATACAAGGATTTCAGAAAGAAAATAGTTGCCTTTTATACATATTATGGGGTTGCCTTTTTGCACTGCTCATAGATGCCGGATATAAGGCCATAATTGGTGGAGATTGGATAACACCATTAGCAGGGTTAAGCGGGATGATCATTTTGGGATTCATATTATTTTTTATTGTCAGTATTACTCCTGATTAAGTATTTGTTGGCAATGATCTTGATTAAAGGGGGTAATGCAAAGAACAAAATAAAGCTTGAAACAGCAAATTTGCCAATATATTCATCAATAAATTTTATGCGTTGGGAAAGGGTATGATGAATAGATTGTGATTCAAATTCCAATTGATTTAAGTCAGTGGAGGAGATTCCTTTTTTTACCAATGCCCCTTGAATCAATATGTCATAAGCAAGCATTTGTATACGTAGAGAATCATCAAAAAATTCGATGTAATTTAACGTGTAGGGTTCAAGAAGATGAAATTGGGAGCAAGCGTTTTCAATGGGTAACTGACCGTGTTTCATATTTTTAATTATTTCATTATTTAGCTGAAGCCACCAAAGGTAATTTTGATATATTTGTTTATCCTTATTCACGGTTTTACGCCAATTTTTATAAAAATATACCACTATGCTGAAAATGGCTGAACCAATTCCAGTAAAAACAATTTCAAGCATTGTATTCGTTTCCTCAAGCATTGTATTCGCCTCCTGCTGATATGAGTATAACACGGAGGGAAAGGAAACGGAAAGGAGTTAAAAGCATGGATAGAAACAAAAAAGAGCCATGCGGGGACATGGCTCTAATTGTTACAAAAAACGACTTTTATTACACCGTTCATAACAATTATAACATGGCGGGAGATACGAGAGGATAACACGTATAGCAAAAAGAGGTGAGATGGTCCTATGTCAAGTTTGAGTACAAGTTAAATTGAGGTTTTTATCAATCAGTTATCCAGCAATCAAAGCTGCCTTTTTCTTGTAGTTTGCATATAATTTCT